GTTCTTTACGACCTGTTCAACGAATTCGGCGTAACGCAATACACCGAGATCGACTTCGATCTCGACAATGCTTCGCCCGTCGATGGTGCGGTCAAGAAGAAATGCCATGACGTCCGGCGCAAAATCGAAGATGAGCTTGGCGCACAACCGTATGATCACATTCATGCGTTCTGTGGCTCGGCCTTCTTCGATGACCTGATCACTCATAAGGAGGTCAAGGAAGCCTATGACCGCTATATGGACGGCCTGTTCCTGCGCCAAGGTCAGGCCCGCGGTTCCTTCGAATATGCTGGCATCGTATTCGAGGAATATCGCGGCAAGGTTGGCACGGTGGATTACGCCGACAGCAACAAGGCACACTTCTTCCCCGTGGGCGTACCTGGGCTGTTCCGTCAATACAACGCGCCTGCCGACTTCGTCGAAACGGTGAACACCCTCGGTCTGCCGCGTTACGCCAAACAGGCCGTGGATCAGGAGTTCGGTCGCTGGGTCAAGCTGCACACGCAGTCCAACCCGCTACCGATCTGCACCCGCCCGAAAGTGTTGATCAAAGGCAAACGGACGTAAAGCCCATGGCTTTCTCCGGCATGATCGACCAGCTCTTTACGGATCCCGTATTGAGCAAGCCCGCCACCTATCTGGCATTTGGCACATCCACACCGTATCCGGTGCGGGTGATCCCAAAGCAGCCGGATACGGTGGTGGGATTCGGGGATGGGCAATTGCATGTCTCCACAACCCTGTTCGATGTGCGCAGCCTGGAGATTCCAGAACCCGCCATCGGCGATCAAATCACTTACGACGGCATCACCTACGTCGTGCAATCCGAACCCAAAGCAGACCGTGAGCGCCTTGTCTGGACGCTCGATGTGAGGCCCGCATGAGACTGCAAGCCGCCATTCAAGGCAATTTGAAAGCCATGATGGCAGCCGAAGTCAAAGCTGCTGAAAAAGCTGTCAGCGGCGGCGTGCGTCAAGCAACGGATGGTTTGAAGAACGAATTGCGCGGCCAGGTGACAGGCGCTGGCCTTGGGGAACGCCTTGCCAAAAGCTGGCGCGGCGATCTTTATCCCCAGGGCGGCATGAGCATCAACGCTGCTGGTTTTGTCTACACCAAAGCGCCACACATCATCGGCGCTTTTGCGTATGGCGTAAGCATTCGCAGCAAACAGGGTCGCTTTCTGGCAATTCCGACTCAATACGTCACGCGCCGCCAAAACAAAAAGGTCACGCCTGCCGATTTTGCCGAGGCTGGCATTCCGCTCCGCTATGTCCCGCCCCAAGGCGCGCGGCGTGTTGGATTGCTGGTCGCGGACGATTTTCGCATCACCAGCAAAGGGCGTGCGCGGGTTGCCAGCGACCGCGCGAAAAAGACCGGACGCGGTTTAACCACCGTCGTCATGTTCATTCTCGTACCGCAGGCACAACTCAAAAAGCGCTTCGACATCGACAGCGTTGCCAAAAAATGGATCGACCGTTTGCCGTCACTCGTCACGGCAAGCTGGCCCGACGAAAAGGAAGAAAAATGACTGATAGAGAAGCCATCCTGCAGGCGTTGTTCGTGCGTCTGCAAACCGTCGCCGACGCCACCGTCTTGCGCAACGAGGTTTTGCCCGAACGCATTCCGGACGGCGGCTTGATCATTTTGCGCGACGGCGACCCTGGGGAGCCGGAAACGCTGCTTTCGCCTGTGTCCTATTACTGGCAGCACCGCGCGCTCGTGGAAGCTGTCGTTCAAAAAGGCGACCAGGCCGCGCGCGATCTCGCACTCGACGGTCTTTACCGGAAAATCGCTCTTGCCATCGCAGGAGACCGCACGCTGGGCGGGTTGTGCGACCGCGTCACGCCGCAAGCGCCCGACAGCAACGTGCTGGCGGTCGAAGGATCGCCGCAGATCAAGGGCGCGGTCATCCCCATCGAACTTATCTACGTCACCGCCGATCCGCTCGGCTGATTTTTCTTCAACGCCAACATAGGAGGTAACCATGGCTCGTGCATACGGTGCCAATGCCCAGCTATTGGGTAAATTCGAAACGGTTTACGGCACCCCGCCGACCGGAAACTATATCAAATTCCCGTTCGTCTCGTCCGATCTCGGTTCCGAACAGGGTTTGATCGCATCCGATCTGCTGGGTCAAGGCCGCGATCCATCCCAGCCGATCCGTGACGTTATCCGCGTGGAAGGCAACGTCGTCGTCCCCGTGGACTTACGCAACTTCGGCCATTGGCTGAAGGCACTCCTCGGTGCGCCGACCACGACTGGTAGCGGGCCTTACACCCATACCTTTGCCTCTGGATTATCCAGCCTGCCCAGCATTGCGCTGGAAGTTGGCATGCCGGAGGTGCCTATCTTTTTCATGGAATCCGGCGTGCGTGTCAATTCGGCGCAGTTGAGCTTCTCCCGTTCGGGGGCTGCCAATGCCACGCTCAATTGCATCGCCCAAGGTGAAACCGACGCGGCAGTTACGGGTGGCGGTACGCCGACCGTGGCATCGCTCACGCGCTTCAATCAATTCCAGGGATCGATCAAAAAAGACGGTGTACAGCTTGGCAACGTGACGGGTGCGCAGCTTACCTACACCAATAACCTGGAACGCATCGAAACCATCCGTTCGGACGGCAAGATCGACGGCGCGGATCCGACCATCGCGGCACTGACCGGAAACATCGAAGTCCGGTTTGCCGACACCACGCTGATTGATGCGGCCACCGACAATACGCCGCTGGAATTGGCGTTTGCTTACACCATCGATGCCGATAAATCGCTGACGTTTACGGCGCACGAAGTGTATTTGCCGAAGCCGAAACTGGCGATCTCCGGCCCTGGCGGTGTCCAGGCCACCTTTGACTGGCAAGCGGCGAAGGCGACCAGCCCTGCGCGCATGCTGACTGTTGTCCTCAAAAACGATGTAGCGAGTTACGCATGATTACCTTGAACCTGAAACGTGAAAACTACTGGCTTGATCTAATTTCCGGCGTGCGCGTGCATGTGCGTCCGGCATCCACCGCTCTTGTTATGGCGGCGCGCGTTGAAGCCTTGAAAGCAGAAGCCGAACCCGCTCTTCGCAGCACGGCGCTGATCAAACGATTGGCGCAACTGGCCATCGTCGAATGGGATGGTGTCGGCGGTGAAGATGGCGAAGCGTTGCCCGTCACGCCGGAGGGTGTATTCGCCCTTATGGATTTGTGGCCCATCGCTGAAGCCTTCGAGCGTCTTTATCTCGGCCCCGCGCTGTTGCTGGAACAGGAAAAAAACGCCTAACGGCTCGTTGCCGCTGGCACTTTGGCGGCGGGCCGGATTACTGCGCTTCTTGCCAGGACGCGGATTTGCCTTGCGCACGCGGCGAAGCGAATGCGGAAGGTGAACTCTGTCCGTATCGGCAGCATGAACCGCACAGCATGGAAGGCTGGCAAGCCTGGGATCTGGCGCTCCGTTGTGGCGGGCAATTGCGCCTGAGCCAAATGGTCGCCATCGGCATAGATTTTTCGGCGGCGCTGCAAGTTGCGGCATCGCTCGGCCATGACGCAAACGCCACGGCGGAATTCCTGCCCGCCGTGGAAGCTGGGATGACCAGTGCATTCAACGAAAAACTTAGTAGCGAGATGAAAAACCGATGACCGAACGCAATCTTGCCATTCGCCTGACTGTCCTCGACGGCGGCAAGGTCAAGGCTGAATTACGGGAAGTCGGTGAAACGGGCGAAAAATCGCTCAAGAAAATCGAGCTGGCCGGACAGCCTGCCTCGAAATCGCTGCTGGCGCTGAATGCCGCCGCCAATGACGTGAAAGGCTCCGTCGTCGGCCTGACGGGCAACCTTGGCCCGTTGGGATCGGCGCTGGGTGCTATTGGCCCTGTGGGCCTTGCTGTTGGCGCGGCGCTGGCCGTCGTCACGCTGGGCCTGAAAGCCGCCTTTGAACACGCCGCCGAAGCCGAGCAGTCCTTCAACCGCCTGCAGGCCGTTCTGCGCGCCACAGGCAATACCACGGGCCTGTCCGGCAAACAGATCGCGGCCTTTGCCGACGAAATCGAAGCGTCCACCCTAGCGACCGCCGAACAGGTGCAGGATGCGGCGGGCGTGATGGCCACGTTCCGCTCTGTCACGGGCGAAACCTTCACCCGCGCGATGACGCTGGCGCAGGATATGTCCGCCGTGTTCGGCACCGATCTGCGCGGTAGCGTTACCCAGCTTGGCAAGGCTCTGGAAAATCCCGCCGAGGGTCTGACGGCGCTGCGCCGGATCGGCATCCTATTCACCGACAGCCAAAAGGATTTGATCCAGTCGCTGGTCGACACGGGCAAACAGGCCGAAGCGCAAAAAGTCATTCTCGACGCCTTGGAATCCAAGGTGGGCGGCGCTGGCGCGGGCGAAGCCACGGGTTTGACGGGCGCTACCAACCGCCTGTCCGATGCTTGGGGCAATTTGCTGGAGGATATCGGGCAAACGCGCGTCGTGGCTGGTGCTGCCGAAGGTGCATTAAGCGGCCTGTCGTATGTCGTCGAAGGTTTGCGCAACCTTATGAAAGACGATCCCATCGGCAAGCAGTTGATGGATGCACGTCAAGATTTGGCCGAAGAGGAAGAACGCCTCAAGCGCCTGCAGAATTACAAGCCCGTTCTGCCGTTTACGGACATGAGTCCGATGATCGAACGGCAGGAAAGCCGTGTGGAAAAGCTCCGCGCAGAGGTCAATAACCTTCTAACGCAAGCCCGCAAGGAAGCACAGGAATACGAAGCCGAACAGCAAAAGCTGCAGGCCGCCCAGGAACAGGCCGCGCGCGACCGCCGTGCTGATCTTTTGAGTGAACAGCGCAGCAAGCTGGAC